GCGCTATTACCGTAAACAGTTCTGGTATTTCCCTGAGCTGGGCGTGTTTATGAAATCGCACAACCGCAAAGTTATATTTCGCAAAGTCAGTTACTTTTTTTAAGGATGAAACATGAACAAGATTGATTTAATTATTGATGCGCTTGAGGGAATGTGCGGCGATAGATGCAACACCGAATACAACCTTTGCCAAGCTAGTGTAGCCCTCGCCGCAGCCCGTGAGTTGCAACAAGAGTTAGCCAAGCCTGAGCCTGTCGTTTCGTTTACTGATAACGATGAAGGCTTGTGTATTCAACTTGCATGTAACGGGTCTTATCATTGGCAGAACTTAAGTGAAAACGAAGCCGCTGAGTTTTTTGTTAACGCTTACAGGGGTAGAAAATGAGCCGAGCAATCATGCAGCAAGCGTTAGATGCTTTGGAGTACCACACGATGCAAACTAGACCGATTACCCATACGGACAAAGCTATTGAAGCACTTAAAGAAGCATTAGCCAAGCCTGAGCAAGAGCCACAAATGATTCAAATAAAAGACGGGCAGTTGTCATATATTAAAAAGCTGTGGGTCGGGCTGACGGATGATGAGAAAACCGAAATCTTTATGCAAGCTGAGTTTAATGATCTGACCGAAAGACAAATGTACGATGTTGTTGAAGCCAAGCTGAAAGACAAAAATACAACAAATCAATAAATAGTTGTGTGTTAGTTGATTATTTGATGTATAGTGTGTGTGTAGTTCAACTCAATCAGGTCAAACATAAGGGGTATAAGATGGATCAGGTCACAGAAGTTCAGCAGGAAATCAAACTTTGCATCAATTGCAAACATCTCAAAGACATCAAGTGTCATCGCCCAGATGGAATCTCACTTGTCACCGGCCTAGTCAAATTTGCGGCAACCTTTGCTGAAAGTGAGCGTGGTTGGGATTATGTCGGCTGCGGTAAAAAAGCCAAATACTTTGAACCAAAGGAATAACCATGTCCCAGAGCCAATGGATTTTACAGGCTCTGGAGCAACGCCCCCTCACGGCCATAGAGGCTTTAGAGGGGTGCGGATGTTTCAGACTAGCCGCNAGGATCAAAGAATTACGCGAACAAGGCCACGACATTAAAACCAAGGCACTTATTCTTCCTGACGGAAAAATAGTGGCGCAATACATATTGGAGCAAGCAAATGAACGATAGAGACGATTTCGAACCATCCGTACGCAATGCAGCCTGGTGGGCGAGTGATACCAGGCAAGCAGTAAATGGCCGTGCTATTGACCAAATCCTCATCAAGCAAGGCAAACAAGACGCGCCAGACTTGTCTGAGATCGAAGCCGTGCAGATGGGCCATGTGATGCAGCCAACCATCTTACGCTTGGCACAGAACGCTATGAAGGTGGAAGTCAAAGATGCTGACTATATGCTTACTCATCCTACTGAAAGTTGGTTTCGCTCTCATTTTGACGGGATTACGGCTGATGGATCAATCCTGGTTGAAGCCAAGAACTACAACGCCGCTACACGCAACAAATACGACTTTGAGCAAGGTCGCATCCCGCCAGCGGATTATGCACAGTTGGTTCACGAAGCAGCGGTGCACAACGTCAACAAAGTCTGTTTTGCAGTCTTATTCGGCGGCCAAGAGTTTAAGCACTATGTCTTCGACATTTCGGAACAAGAAAAGACAGACCTTATCCAAAAGATGGCCGTCAATTGGTCGCACGTTAAGTTAGGTACGCTGCCAACACCTGAAACAGTCGATCAAACTAAACTGGTCTATCCAGTATCCACCGCTGGCGTGATTACAGCCACTCAGGACGTTGAACACGCTATCGAACAACTAAAGGTACTCAAAGGCAAAATAAAGGAACTGGAGGCCGTTTACGAAGGCTGGGAAGTGCAGATTCGTAATTACATGACTGATAACGAAGAAATCAGAAGTATTGATGGCTCGACGTTAGTGAGTTGGAAGTCATCTAAGTCTAGTGCACGGTTCTCAGCAGAGTTGTTTAAGGCCGCTATGCCAGACATTTATAAGCAGTTCGTCATTGAATCAGCCGGCTCACGCCGTTTCTTAATTAAATAAGGGGATAAAAATGAATGATGTTGAACAATACACAGCATTAAATGAATTAAACCGTCAGGTGCAAGAGGCTTATGAACTAGGCTGCGAAGATGGTAAAAGTTTTGAAAAGGGACGTATTTTAGACCTTTTGCACGATTGCATTGATGACACACCTACTACTCCAGGTTCTATGAAAGATCATTGGAATGGAACTATTAAAGCAATGAAGAAAAGAATTATGGAGAGCACATGAGCAATATCGTACCTTTTGCAGATATGCAACAGATGGCCAAGGCCATTGCAGATAGCCGACTATTCGGCCTAACAGACATTAATCAGGTGTTAGCACTTGGCATGGTCGCACAGGCTGAAGGACACGCATTCGCCACCGCGGCGAGGGATTATCACGTTATTCAAGGCCGTCCTGCGCTCAAAGCTGATGCAATGATGGCTAGATTTCAAGCCGCTGGCGGTAAAGTTAACTGGGAGGTGTATACAGATGAACGTGTCACAGGGACTTTTAGCCATCCGAATGGTGGAACTCTTAGTGTCACTTGGACTATTGAACAAGCGAGATCGATTGGTCTTGTTAAACCAGGCAGTGGGTGGCAAAAATTTCCACGAGCTATGCTCAGATCACGCTGCATTAGCGAAGGCATTCGATCAGTTTACCCAGGCTCTGTTACCGGATTCTACTCGCCCGAAGAAGTCCAAGACTTTGAACCCGTAAAAACACGCGATATGGGGCGTATTCAGCCTGAACCTATACCAACTATCACGCAGGATGGTGAAGTCGTGCTAGGGGACGTTTTAGACGCTCCTGAAGCCAATTATGGTGATGTTGCGCCACCTGAGTTGCCGCTCTATGTGCCAGGCACCGATAAACCGCACCAATACGTCTATGACAATGAAGACTTTATTCGTGAATTCGGTAATTTGTGCGACAGAATCGGGAAATCGAAAAAACTTGATGCGGGGGAGAGGTTTGAGAAATGTAAGGCTCTCGCCCGTGCCAATCAAGATTTTATTGACAAGATGACTGAAATCCAGAAAACCGTACTTAACCGCATGATCGCAACCGCAGGAGAAACACAATGACTAACCACATTCCAACCCCTGGCAAAGGTGTTATGTTTCAAAACAATAAGAAGACTACTGAGCGACACCCCGACTGGAAGGGTCAGCTCTTAGTAACCAAAGACTACAAGGTGGGTGACACCCTCAAGTTCACAGGGTGGACTAAACAATCAGCGGTGGGCCAACTCATCAGCCTTGCTGAAGACACCTTTGTGCCCGACCCACAGTGGCGCGAGAAGTTGGCAGCCGCAAAGAAAGAGGAGCACGCCGGCACCTATCCGCGCGAGGTCAAATCATTTGATGATGATGATTCGGTACCATTCTGATGCGACACGTTCTACATCTGCCGTACCCGCCAAGCATTAACAACTACTGGATTGCTAGTGGCCATCGCAGGTTTGTATCCAAGCGAGGGCGTGACTTTAAACTAGCGGTACAAGAGTATGTTGCACTGCACCAATTAGAATCTTTTGGTGGGGCGGGAGTAGAAGTTGATATTGTCATCAGACCACGGGATGCACGCTTGATGGATATTGATAACTCGATCAAGCCTATTCTCGATGCGTTGCAAGACGCAGGACTGTTTGACAATGATGCACAGGTATCAACTGTGACTTGCCACAGGGGTCTTGTAAAGAAGGGCGGTGGCGGTTGCATAGTGATCGTCACCAATGAAGTACCACGCATAGAAGAAGTTTAATCAACCAATAAGGTTATACAAATGTCTAGTCCTAAAATACTCATCGCCACCCCTATGTACGGTGGCCAGTGCGCGGGTTTCTACACGCAGTCGCTGCTCAACCTTCCTGCAACACTTAAGGAGGCTGGCATCGAGTCGATGTTTACGTTTATGTTTAATGAATCGCTCATTACTCGCGCGCGTAACGCTCTGGCTAACGCTTTCCTGAAGTCAGACTGCACGCACCTTATGTTTATTGATTCTGATATTGGTTTTAATCCTGCTGACATTGTTAAGATGGTTCAGGCCGATAAGAACGTGATCGGTGGTATCTATCCCAAGAAAGAGATCAACTGGAACACGGTCAAACGTGCAATGGATAACGGTATTGCCAACGATATGCTGAAACACCACACCGGATCGTTTGTGGTGAACCTGGTAGGTTATGCAGCCGAAGTCACCGTACCAGTCGATCAGCCTGTTGAAATTATGAACGCAGGTACGGGTTACTTGCTCATTAAACGTGAAGTGTTCGAAGCGCTAGAGCCTCATGTACCGCATTATTTCAATGACGTGCACGATCTAGGCAACACCATGCAGGCCCGTGACAAGATTCATGAATACTTTGCGACTTCGATTGAAGAAGAAACAGGCCGCCTATTGTCTGAGGACTATCATTTTTGCGCGATTTATCGCAAGATTGGTGGTCAAATCTGGGNAGCACCTTGGGCTGTTCTCACCCACGTTGGCACCTACGCCTTTGAGGGAAGGTTGATCCCCGCACCATGACAAACTTCACACAAGACTGGTTTACACACAACGTGGTGAACTTTAAAGCTATAAAAAATAGGTTGCCAGAATGCAATAGCATCTTAGAGATAGGATGTTTTGAAGGCAGGGCAACCTGTTGGATGCTTGAGAATATGCTATCGCCTAACGGTCAAATTATTGTTGTAGACACGTTTAAAGGCTCGGAAGAGCACACAAACGTTAAGCTAGACAATATGTATGAGATTTGGCAAGCTAACGTTGATGAAGTCAAGCTCTCAGGCCAACACGTTTTCCCCTACATAGGTACAAGCTACGAAATGCTTGCTCAACTTATTGCAGAAGAGTCTAAGTTTGATTTCATTTACGTCGATGGCAGCCACACCGCCTATGACGTAATGACAGACGCTTGCATGGCTTGGGGATTACTCAAGAAGGGAGGCATCATGCTGTTTGATGATTACCTGTGGGCTGATATGCCAGGGCTGCTACACCGCCCTAAACTTGGCATTGATTATTTCACAACAATCTTCTCAGAGCAGAACAAGTTAGTTTTATTGGGTTACCAACTAGGATTGCGTAAACTCTAACGCTTCGCGGTGCGCTTGCTCTTCTTAAAGGCTTTAGCAGTAGGCGCACCTTTACTACCAGGCTTTCTCATGCGCTCGCCAGAGCCTTTCTTGATCCGTGCACGTTTGCGGTGAATGTTGGCATACAAACCGTCTTTCATCTTCTACACCCCCATCTGCGGCGAGCTGCTTTGCCACGCTCACCTTTCCATGACTTTGATCTTGCACAAAACGACTTATGGCGTGGACTCTTTGGGTCTTTTGTTGGTGCTTTGAGTTTGCTGCCTGTTGCACGATTGGTCTTGGCTCGACCTTTAGCCGTTAATCCCGCCCCCCTTGATGCGGGTAACTTCTCACCCCTACCAACAGAAAGATTAGGATTCTTAGCCATTTATCTCACCATAATAAGTGCTGCGTCTTTGACATGGGCAACTCGATTAAGCCACCCTTTCTCATACCTAGGGTTGTTCAACCCTTTGTAGAAGTTTATCTTCTGCTGACTAAATTGTTCAATCAAATCTTTAGGATCGTGCGTAATCGTTGCCGCATAAGTGAGTGGGCCTAGTTGACCATCCGGCTGGGCACCCACCGCACGTTGCAAGAACAACACACACTGAGCCACCCCAGTGTTCACCGCACAATCGAACAGAAGGTAGTCAACACCTGTAAATTGTTTATCACCCCAAACCTTGTCCCAAAACAAACGCTTGTAGAGCGGTTCAACATCTTCTTTGGTTAATGACTTCATTTCATCAATTGTTGCTTGGCGCTCAACATACAATTCCCAAGTCATCATGGGCACGCCAAGGTTTGTACAGCCTGGGCGGCCATCCGGCATAAGGTTGCCACGGTCATCAGGATCAGTGGTGAACCCACCTTCGGAGTCTAAGACCAACTCAAATGACTTTTGCCAATTACTTAACATTAGCTTTCACCCATTTCTGTAATTCTTCAAGCTCTAGTGTTGTCGCAGCGCATTGTCTAGCAAGTAGTCGGTACTCGGGGGTTGCAAGAGTTCTGTCGGTGGTTGCGC